AGAATATTCCAAACTTCCATCTGCCCTTACTGTTGCATTATGAGGGATTTTTACTTTAGTTCCTTTTACTAAATATTTTCTTGTAGGTATAGAAGTAAATTGTTCAGCATCAACCTTTAAACCAATCAATGCACTATTAGGATACGTTCTCTGGTCGTATTTTATTTCTACATAACTATTAAATTCAAATTCATTAGATAATTTAGCTGAACTACTGTCATCTGTAATTCTAGTAACTTTTATGTTGACAGGAAAAGCACCGTCTAAATTGATTAAATAATCTCTAAGGTAAACATCAGGAGTTCTACCTGCAATCGTTCCTGCATTACCAGATACGACAGTTGAATAAGACCCTCCAGAATATTGAACAGCAATTTCCAGTTTAATCTCTGAACCAAAAATATCCCCTTCACTGCTAATCCTCTGTAAAGCAAGAACAGTAATATTTACCGAAACAGCATCTACATCTGAATCTGTAATCTGAATTACTTTTGGTGAAGCCTTGGGAACAGTAGAAAAACCTGTGGATTTTGTTGTGGATACGTTTCGAGTTATAGGAATTACTGTTTGATTAGATGTTCCAGTTCTTACCTCATAACTGACATCTTTAAAATTAAAAGTACCATCAGCAGCTTGCAATGGAGTGTTATTTAAAAATATAGATTTAGCACCGTCTACTAGACCTCCTATCTCACCTTCCCCAAGAAGGTCGAGGACTCTAGCAAAACTCTTAGAGTCTAAATTGTCTTTGGCTTCGGTAGGAGTTCCACCTCCACGGCCACCGCCTTTTCCGCCACCACCTGAACCTATGATCTTACTCATCCTTCCACCTGCTCGTTATCAATAGCAGCCGACACCACGATAGAACCAGTTAACGTAGTTCCGTAAATAACAGGAACAGCTACACCAGCCCGACTCGTATTCTGTATTCCACTAAAATTAAAAGACAAACGAGGGTCTTGCTCTCTTTCTGGAATCTTTTCTATGGGGGTAAGCATCTCAGATATTCCAACCAACGCTAAAGCTATACCTATATTACCTGCCATTGCAGCAGCAGCCCCCCAACTAACAGCACCCGATGTCGTCCCAAATGCTGCTCCTGATCCACCCAATCCTACACCAGCAGCAGGAGCAAGGATCGCTACTCCTATCAGAGCAGCCCCTAATAAAAATTTTCCAAATCCTCTTCCTGCACCTCCAATAATGGGGATAATTTTTAAATCCTCCTGTCCATTAGGATAATGTAATTCATCTTTCCCTATCTCCCAATCGCCAACTGCAACCTTGTAATGTCTGTCGGCCATATGAGCCTCTAGTTGAGGAAAGTTAACAACTAAAAATCTTATAGCCTGTGCAGCATTACTTACTTCAGCTTCAAAAGTCTTTTGGCCTAAGAATTTTGCTAACTCTCCATATAGTTTAATTTTACGCAGCATAACGAATCCTCTTTCCTGTACATTTTAGCAACCATTCATCTAATAAATCACGACTTGATAATCTATGTTCTAAATGGTGTAAGACAGTCTGTTCTCCTAAGTAAACACCAATATGGTTTAATCCGCTACTACAAATTGACATTAATAATAAATCTCCCTTTTCTAAATCCTCTTCCTCTTTCAATTCTCTAAATCCTGTTTTTGCAAAACAACTTGCAAACATTGGATTTTTTATAAAGTCGTCTGGGTCGTTTGGTCTAATCCAGTCTATAAGCTCTATTCCTAATTCTTCTTTATACCAGTCTCTACATAGACTCCAACAATCAGTTACACCCCAAACCCATTGTCTCCCAATTAAAGGTGCTTTATATCCACAGGGTTCACAATAACCCCATTGTTTTAAATTAGGTTGAACAATCCACCACTTAATACCAGACTTTTCACAAGAAACTTTATCCGCTTCACTTGGTTGAGGACTTGTAACAGGATGACTATGGACAACAGCACTTATTTCTCCATATTTATCTTCAGCATTAGCCCAATCGTCCGGATCTAAAATAAATTGATCTTTAGGATCTACAGCTAAATTCTTACAAGGAATATACTTTTCCTTACCCTTAACGACAACCAAAAGACCACAAGATTCTCTAGGATCTTCCTTTATTGCGTGTTCAAGTGCTTTATCTTTCCACATTATGAATAAAACGAACCAACACCCGGAAAGTCCGCAGGTAAAACTTGACGTTTTGGTAATCTTACCCCGTGAAGATCAAAACTGGCAGCAAGCTCAAACTGCACAATGTCTCTTGTCTCCATAGTCTTGCGGTCAACAAAATATATCTCATTAGGAAATGTGGCTGTAGGATCAGGTGTCCCATGAGGATTATCACCAGACTCTTGGATTATATAACTATCATTTTCTTGTAATAACACACTTCCAGTTTCTAATAAGATATCCCCAATAGCAAAGTTTTCATGGTCGATATATCTTTCCAAAGTTCTAATCCTTGTAACTTTTGCACCCTCTAATCCTTGAGGTAAAGTCAAAAGTAATGTTGTGAAAGTTCCTAAAATATTGGATACGGTTAATTTTGGTCTTGGGAGTTGTTTTCCATTAAATTCAAAACCCATGGCCTCTATTGGCATCCTTGTATATTCAATATTGTTAAAAATAAGATTGCTGTTGTTATTCTCACTCACTCCATTGTGAAAATAATAGGTCGTGTTTGCACCATGAATTGTACTATCTAGTTGTAGTTGAAAAAGCTCAACAATATTACTAGGATTTATCTTCTGTAGTTCTGATACAGGAGTAGCCATTAGGGTTCAAATACTTGTTGGAATGTCATGTTTAATGTGGCTCTGTTTTTATAGGGTATTGTCTTTGTCCATTTGGGACATACCCATTTATAAGCAGTAGAACTTCCGAGAGGAGTCCAGTCGAAAGAAGCACCATCATCTGCCCTAGCTTCAAGAAAGGTTTCTATAGTGTCTGAATCTGTCTCTGAAACATTGAAAGTCAAAGACCAAACAAGGGGTCTTGTATTCAACCCAAACTTAATTCGGTGCTGATAGCCATCTAAAAACTGAGCAACATTAACTTTCGGGGTCGTGGTTTTGCGAGCCTGATAGGTTGGTTTAATAGAAGGAAAGGTAGCCATTATGAAAGTAAACCTCCTGGTCTTTTTTCTTTAATAAGTTCTGATTGGATTGCCACTGCTATTAATCTACCCAACTCTTCTCCGCTTTGTTCATTGCCCTCAACAGAAGAGCCAGAAGCATCTACATTTACTGAAATACTTGTTGAACCACCAAGGGCGTGATTTGGTGTAATCCCTCCAGATACCCCAGGTGTAAAGACTTCTGGACCCCTTTCTCCTACAACGTAAGGCTTTCCTCCCTGAACGGGTCCTCCATCTGCTTTCCCTTTGAACATCCCTAACAAGCCTCCTGTTATAGAGTTTCCTCCCATATTTCCAAAAATAGCCATGTTTAAAAACGCATCCGCCATTTTGTTTAGCATATTGGTCATAATGTCATTCAATGTTGCTGTTCCCTTTATTAAATCCTTGATCCCATTGCCCATATCAATGGCTATTGTCTTTCGCATCTGTTTATAAGAATCCTCCATGATCTTTGTATTATCGACCAATTTCTTAGCCTCATCGTTCTGTTTTATAAGTTGTTTTATGCTTATTTCTCCATTCTCTATTCTTTCTAATTCTGACTCTGAGGCTGATGCCTTAAATTCTGCAATTTGTTTCTCTAACTCTGCTTGCTCGAACCCAACTTCTAATATTCTTTCGTAGTGCTCTGTTTGTTTTACAAGTTTTTCTAACTTAGTCTTTTCTAAATTAACATCGAAAGCTCCACCACCTGTACCCCCATCCTCTCCAGGATCTATACCTAAGAAGTTTGGTAAATGTTTTTGTACTATTTTCTTTGATTCCTCATTTAAGACCCTGTAATAAGTATCTGAAACTGGCCCTGGTTTTGTAGGATCAAAGAAGGGATTATCAAACCTACCAAATATCTTGGGGTTTACCTCCATTGCTGCTTTGTTTGCCTTCTTTCTACCCTCTTGATAAGCTGACATATCCAGTTCCTTTGCTTTTACTCTTATTCGTACTGCACCTATCGAATCTACAAATTTAGATGCTAGATCAACAATAGTTAAAAATGCGGGAGCTAAGTCAGCTTGTATCTTTAATATTAATTTTGCAGTTGCGTCATCTAGTTCATCAAATGCCGTATCTAACTTTTTGAGATTATCTACACCCAATGTTCCTATAGTTGCTGCAAATTCTCTTTGTACTAATTCTAATGCCTTAGTTCTCCTTCCTGCTTGGATTAGTGCCTCTACCTGTCTTTCTGTAGATTCACTTACCTTAAATCCTGCATCTTTTAACTA